CCCGCTCGTAATAGTAGGCGTTCCTGGAAATCAGTCCGCCGGAATAGGCGTTCAACGCCTCCTCTTCCGAGCCTTCCAGCTGGAAATGCAGCACATGCAGCCCGTCATCGATGTCCGCCCTGACACCGATCCATTTGGCGATGTGCGACTTTCCCACACCCGTGCTGGCCAGGAAACAGGTCAGCTGCCCGCGCAGGTTACGCCCGGCATTGAGCGCATCCAGATACGGGATGTAGAAGCGGGACACACGGGGAGCGGCCGAGCGTTCCTCTTCCTCCTCCCGGCGGCGGTTCCTCTCGAAACGCTCCTTGAAAGTCGCGGCCACATTGACGAACGAGGTGCTCTTCAGCGTGAACCCTGCCAGCCACTCGGCATATTCCCGGAGAGTATTCTCCGCCTTGTCCTGCCTGTTCTCGTTATACAGTTTCCCGACCTCCGCATAGACCGACTGCAACCGGACCCCCTTGATGTAGGACTCCAGCATGTCGGTCATCACCTCGGCACTCTGTCCCTCGTCATACTCCCGGAAAGTGTCTATCAGCTCGATGGCGTCGTAATCCTCATGGAAGGTCTGTGCCAGCACGGCATACGACGGCGGTGCCTTGTATGTCCTGAAATGCGCGGCTATCGCCTCCTGTACCCGCTGGAACGAACGGTCCGGCAGGTATTCCTTGCGCATATGCCTGGCAAGGACGGCACACAACGGCTCCTGCCTGAGCGCCGTGGCATAGAGTTCATACAGGAACTCGGCACTGAGCGGATTGACGGCGCTCATGGCTTCGCCTCCTTTTTCCGCCACGCCTCACAGCGGATACGGTACAGTTCCGGATAGCGCGCCTGTGTCCTTCTGCGGCACGGCTCCGCTTTCGCACATTTTGAGCATGACGGGGAGAAAGGCGTCCACATCAGCGTGGAGAGCGCGCAGACGAGATATCCCGCCTCGGTGGAAAGCAGGCGCCGCTTGGTCGTCTCCTCGTATTCCGGATAGATGAACCGTTCGAACGGATGCCGGCTGCGGTCCTCGACGAGTGCAGTGATCCCGGCACGCGACAGGGAGAAGCTTTTCAGCCACCTGTCTTCATGGCTGCGACGCTGTCTGTCCGAGTGCAGGTAACGTTCCACCGCCCGCTTCCCGAACGAGTGCGTGACATCCCACCGGAAACGGTAGTCCGCGGTGAAACCGGAGATGGCGAATACCTGACAGATGCAGAAGTCCGCCAGACGTTCCGCACTGACGGGAGCCAGCGTGTCGAAGCAGGCATCCAGCACCCTTCCCGCGCGGCCGCCCGCAGGGAAGATGAAATCCTTCCACAGCGTCATACACACGAGGCGGGTGAAGAGCCTCCGGCTGTTATTTCTCCACTCGTCTCTCTCCATTGCGGGTCAAAAGGTTGCGCAGCTGTGACTTCGCCAGAAACAGACGGCTCTTGACCGTCTCGATATTCCGGGTCTGGAGCGTCCCGTTCCGATAGGTAATCTCCATGATTTCGCCTATCTTGTATCCTGCCTGTTGCAGCAGGAACGCTTCCCTGTAAATCGGTTTGAGCCGGTCCAATGCCCAAAGGATATCGTCATTGTAGAACTCCCGGTAGTTGTCCATGCCCATGCAGTTCTCCGTCGGCTCGTCCTCGGCGAGCAGTGTCGAGCGCAGCTCCCCGATCTGCGCATTGTCATCCGCCGGTGTCCGGCTGCGGTTCCGGGTGTTCAGGTCGGCGACAAGACGCTTCGTGACGGCATAGATCCACGTTTTCACGGGACGTGCCGGGTCGTACGAGTCCATGTACTTGAAGAAATTCGCAAGGGCCTCTATGTAGTTGTCCTCAATATCCTCCTGATTGAAGGTATATTTGATGCAAATGCTGTATATCAGATTTTTATGGGGCATGACATACTTCCGTAGAAGTGCTGCCCTCCGTCTTGCGGATTCATCCCCTGCGGATGGATTCGCTGTAAATACATCTTTCTTTTCCACACTTTCACTGACTGAAAAGAAGTTGATAGCTAATCTCTTGTCCCAATCTGTCAGCTTCGGTGAGCGTCAATTAAAGGGCGGGCGGCAGCCTCACCGCCGCCCGAATCTCAAAAACTTGTCATCTTACAATCTGTGTCTGCGTATGTAGTAATAGAACAGGTGGCAGGCATCGGCGGCGTTGTCGTCCACCGGCACGATGCCGTATTTGCTCTTGCATGCAGCGATCATCTGCGCCTTGGTGGCGTGTCCGTCTCCCGTCGCCCATTTTTTGAGTGTGGCGGGATTGACGAACTCCGGTTCGGGAAGGTCCAGCTCGTCGCAGACTTCGAGTAAAATTCCCCGCAGTTCCGCCAAACGGCGCATGTCGTAGAAGTGGCGGTTCATCGACACGTCCTCGGCCGCGACCTGCCGGATACCGTAACGGCGCATATAAGCGAGGAGCATCGTGCGGAACGTGCCGTGCATCTTGTTGCCGTTGCGGCGTTTCGACTCCGTGAAATTCCATACGCCGGCCTCGTGCAGCGAGAAGTAGCCGGTGTGCGTGGCGATGTCCAACGCCAGCACCTGCTCCCTTGTCAGGAGGCTATTCCCCGATTCGAGATTCTCCATTTTCCTTGACGATTACCAGTTTATGGGGATAACCCTCCGCGACGTTCCCGTGCGATACCACCAGTACGGTCCCGCCGAGGGCGTTCAACGCCTCGAACATGGATGCCAGTCCCGCTTCATCCACCGCTTCCAGTATCTCGTCGAGAACGAGCAGGTCCAGCCCTTTTTCATCGTCGCAGTTGGCGTTGACGAGTTTCTGCATGGCAAGGATTGTCGCCAGATTCACACGGGCGGCTTCGCCTGCCGAGAACTTGCCGAACGAGCCGCAATCCACGCCGTCACGCAACAGCGAGATGGAGATTTTCTCGCGCACCTTGCCGCTTTTGAGCACCGTATAACCATCGAAACGGATGCGGATGTCGCTGCCGATACCGACGAGGAACTCGTTGGTGATGCGGCTGAGGGCCTCGATTTTCGTGTTGGCCAAGTAGGTCTTGAACTGCATGAAACGCTCCCGCTGTATTTCCAATGCCCGCACTTTGTCGTCCACGTCGAACTTGCGTCTGGCAGTCTCCATCGAGCGTTGCTTTTCCTGTTTCAGCGTGGCGCGGAGCGACTGGGTCAGGTCGGTTGCGGCGGCTTCGTTTACCTCGCGGATAGTCTCTTTCAGGGTGTCTACGGCACACTCCGCCGAACGGATGTCCTCCTCGGCCTTGCGTTTCTCCCGACCGAGTGCGGCACTCCGCTCGTCTATGAAGCCGAACACTTCGTCGAATACCTTGCGGCGGATGCCGTCGATCTCCTCCTGCATGGCGGCAATCCCTGCTTGGGTGCGTTTGCGGTTATGCTCCGCGTCTTCGACGCTGCTCGTGGCACTGTGCACGGCACGCTCGTGTTCCGACAGCTTTTGTTCCCAATTCCGGTGCTCGTTCTCCATGTTGCGGCGTTCGGTACGGATACGGTTCTGCTGCATCTCTACCTCTTCGGATTGTTTCTCTCCGGTCTCTATGCGACCGTTCAACTCTCCGAGTTGTTGCTGGCGAAGACGTAGCTCTTTTGTGCCCGCCTTGATGTCGAATCCGGGATGAGTTACCAAAAACTCGTGCCCGCAGGCAGGACAGGTAATCGAACCGGCCAGTTTGTTGGACAGTTCATCGATACCGGCCGAGACGGTACGGCGCTTGCGACGCAGCTCGTCCAAACGACCGGCAAGGTCGCGCAACTGTTTGTCTATTTCCAGTAACCGCGACTGATAGCCTGCCGTCTGTTCTTCGTACTGCGAACAGAAATCGGCGTAATCCTTTTTGAACTGTTCCCACGCCGCCTGCTTCTGTGCCAGCGTCCCTTCGGCGTGCTTGACCGCAGCATCGAGGTTGACAAGAGAGGCACGGGCGATTTCCATATCCTCCTTTTTGAGCCGGAGGGTACGGTTCCAGTCCGTGCGCCGTGCGTTCGGGAAGAGCGGCATAAACGCTTCGATGGCGTTCAGGCACTCTTCCAACGAGGTGTCCGAAGATTCCAGCTCCTGCAACGCTTCGTCCGCCTGCCGGACTTTCTCCATCATCCCGTCGGTTTCGTCCGCCGACGCTTTCCGGACACGTATCTGTTCCCGCTTGGCGGCGATGGACGCTTCGAGCTCCGCAATGCGGGTCGCACGGGTACGCCCGCGCTCTTCGCCCGCCACCGTCTCGCGGTCGATCTGTTCCTGCAACATCTCGATACGGCCGTCGATGCCGGCCAGTTCGAGGTTTATCCGCTGCTGCTCGCTGCCGAGCGGCTCGATGTCCTCCTCGACACGGGCGATGGCTTCGTCCACGAGAATGCCGTTCGAGAAGCGGTTGATAATTTCCTTTTTCTCCTTGTCCGAGGAGGACAGAAAGTCCTCGTAACGGTATTTCGAGAGGATAAAGTTGTTCAGCAACTCGTCGCGTGTGATACCCAATTTGTCGAGGATGTAACGGTTATAGGCATCGACCGAAGGCTGCACGGCCTCGTCCGTCTCCACTTTCATGCCGCCTCGCCGGAGCGTGCAGGCAACCGTCGATGTCCCTTTGCGGGGAATGCAGCGTGCAACGATGAGTTCCTCATTGGAAGCATCGTTTGTCAGATGCAGGTTGATACGGCACTCCTCGGCAGCATCGTTGATAATCTCCTCGGAGCGTATCTTGCGCAGCGGACTGCCCGTGATACCGATGGCGATGCACTCCAAAAGGGCGGATTTCCCGGCACCGTTCGACTGCTGCGAGTCGTTGTCACGGTTGTCGCCGAATATCAACGTCGTAACGCCTTGCTGCAAGGAGTACGACAGGCGGCGGAAAGCACACAGGTTTTCCGCCTCTATGGTTTTCAGTTTCCACATGGTCTGTTCTCGATTTTAGATAAGTATTCCAGTCCGACGGCGACATCCTCGATCTGCTTTTCGCGGCAGAACTCCTCGTAGGTCTCGCGGATGCGACGGCTGTCGAATTTCTCGAAGAGCGACGAGGACGAGGCTTCGAGCATCTCTTCATCATCGGCGATAAGCTCTACTTTTGCGGCACCGGCTTCCAAGAGCGCAGCCTTATTCACGGACTTCATGGCCGCCTGCGGGGCATGGACCCGCACCTTGACCTTATAACGGCCGTCGGCATCGATCTCCCTGAGTGCGTCCATGAGGTGCAGACCCGTCCGCTCGGCCGACACGTCCAGCACCTTGTAGCGCGTGTTCACCTTGTTTTTGATGAACTCGTGCGTGCCGTCGGTGTAGATGACCGTGTAGCCCTTCTCCTCGTCTTCGCCGAAGTTGTGCTGACGGCTCGACCCGATGTACTCGATTCGGGTTTTCGGGATGATGCACCGGTTGTGGTAGTGTCCGACGAATACCTTGTCGAAAGCCTCGAAGATACGGGCAGGCAGTTCCTTTTCGGAGGGCTGGGACAGTGCCCCGTTGATTCCCTCATGGATATAGAGGAAGTTGAGCCGCTTCGGATCGAGGGCTTCTTCTTTGAGACGTTCGAGGCGTGTGCAGAACGAACCGTCTTCCGGGAAGTAGCCCATCAAATGCAGCACGAACCGGCAGTCATCACCCATAGGTAAGGATACATAATCGTCGCACACCAGCACGTTGGGATGCCGGTCGAAGATGTGGCAATAGCCCCTTACGGACTCCTGATTGACTTTGTCGTGGTTGCCTTCGGCAAGGGTGACATGTATGCCGTGCTCGGCGGCGGTAAGCAGGGCGTCGTGCACGGCCAGCAGTACGTCGAGGGTCTGGGCGGCACGCGAGAAGAAGAGGTCGCCGCCGAGGGCGATCTCCCGGATATCCATCTCCCGGCAGATGTCGAGGGCCTCCTGCCAGTTGGCCGTAAATGCGGGGATATTGTCTTTCGACACATGGATATCGTTCAATAAAAGCAGGCAGGGATAACTCTCTTTCATAAGCATATCGGGATAATGACGGGAGGTGCGATGCCTCCCGTCGGATTACTTGCTCTGGTTTGCTTATGAAAGGTTATCTGCGACGTCGGGGACGCTCCGTGCGCTCCTCCGGTTGCGGTTCGTCTTCCTGCGGCGTATCGTCCCCTTCGGACGTCTCTTCGCCCTTGTTATCCGGTTCCGGACCCATGATCTCGTCATAAATCATGTCCAGCAGTTCGCCGTTGGACGTCGAACGCGTGACGTGGACGGAAAGACCCTCCTGCTCGATGAAGGCGCGGATCAGCGAGCGCAGCTCCTGTCCCTCCTCGGTGCGGTCCGAGAGCGACTGGCTGCGCAGTTCCTCGTAACGGTCGCTCAGGTCGTCGTAGGAGATGCGTCCGCTGCCGTTCTGTCCGTTCTCCCGGCTGTCTTTCGTGCGGCGGTCGAACGAGAATGCCGAGGTATCCTCCTTGGGCAGTTCCCCCTCGAGCGTGTCGATGACCGCCTTCATGTCGTCCGTCTCCATGAGCGACATGCCGTAAAGTGCGTCGCACTGTTTGAGAAACTCGACGGTAGCCCCCAGATGGTAACGGGTGTAACGGTAGATGATGTCGGGAATACGAGGGGCACCCATCAATGCCGTCAGCTCCTCACGGGTGAGTGATACGGGGTCCGACTCGTTGTCGATGGAGATGACATACTCGGTCTTCGAGCCGTTCTTGCGCTTCTCGATCTCCACCGGGTAGGCGTCGCGCACCGAGGAGATCGGACACGGGTATGCCGGGTTCTTCTGCAGTTTCTTCTGCCACAGCTTGAACTTGCGTTCGTCCAGGTCCTTGAACTGCGCATGTGAGAGGGTCATCATCTGGATGCCCTTGCCGCGCTCGTTCAGGTCGAAGATATAGAGGCAATGCCCGTAGCTGTATTTCAGCCCGCCGCCGAACGAGCCGCCGTCGATCTTCTCCGCCAGCTTGTCGTCGCCCTGCTCCTTGGCCTGTGCCACAGCCAGACGGCGGTAGGTCTCGATGGGGTCCACCGAATAGCCGGCATCCGTGGCACGGGTGACCGTGACATACATTTTCTGGGCTTTGTTTCCCGTCGTGGGCTTCTCCAATTCCAACAGCAGCTGGTGCACGGGGAACTCGTAGCCCGGACGTGAGGCCGTACCGTCCGCGTTGGGTGCCAGGGGCAATACCCGCAGCCTGTACACACCCAGCTTGTCCATCCTGAAAAACTCCGTGCGGGCGAACGCCCGGTTCTCCTCCTGCGCACGTTGCTGTGCCGCCTCGTAGGACTCCTGAATCCCGAGGAACATCTCTTCGACAGACCTGCCTTCCATGCCGCCCGTCTTTTCCAAATCTTCTTGCATCGTAACTTGATAGTTTATGGATTAAAAATGCCCGAAGGGGACGACACGGACATGCCGTATCATCCGAAACTGGATGCAGGGCGGACGGGTTCGGTTGCACCGTCCGTTTCAGTTGACAAGATTGGGAGATGAGTCTCGCTGACCGTATCCCTTGGGCGGGATACTCATTTGACAATATACGAGGGTCTTGGAACGACCGGATACAAAAATAGACAAACAATCTCTAAGAGCCATAGATGTAATTAGATGTTTTGCAGATTATTTATTGTCAATGCGTTACAATTTCTTTTTAATAACGGCTTTCATCTCTTGCAGCAGTATTCCGCCGTCCAGGCGCTCCTTGTTGCGCTTTTCGAGCTGTACCCGGTTCTGCCGGATGAAGGCTTCCGTCTTACGGCGGCGGATACTTTCGTAGTAGGTCTTTCGTTCGGGTGTGAGCCGCTTTCCCCGACGGCAGCAGAGCCCGTCCCTGCTATATTCCTCCAGATAGCGGCGGAACTTGGGCTTGCGGTACGAGGGGTCTTTCGAGGCTCGCGCCACGGCGTCGACC